AGTTTTATCTTGGAATGGAACAGACTATGCATGGGTCGATCAAAGTTCTGGCGGTTTAGTAGGAGGTGGAAACGAGCAATTATTTGTTGAAGCAGAAAATGAAGTAAATAATAATTTTACAACTACAACAAATAAAAACTATGTATCTGCTTCTCCATTAACAGTTGCTTCAACAGCAACCGTAACTATAGTTGCTGGTTCAACTATGACCTTTGTTTAACAATTTAAAATTATGTCAAAAATAAAAGTAGATACTATACAATCTACACAACACGCAACTTCAACTATAGGTCTTACAAGTACTGGTGCAACTATAAATGGTGATTGCAGTGCTACGACCTTTACAGGATCTGGTGCAAACTTAACTAACTTACCTGTAGACCTTACACAGTTAGATGCAGCTAATTTAACATCTGGGACTATTTCAAATGATAGATTTCCAGCAATTTTACCAGCAGCTAGTGGAACTAATCTTACTAACTTACCATCAGCTAATTTAACAGGTGCTTTACCAGCTCTTGACGGTTCAGCTTTAACTGGTATTTCTAGCGGTGTAACTGTACAAGAAGAAGGCAGTTCATTATCTACTGCTGGAACTACTTTAAATTTTGTTGGTGCTGGTGTCACTGCATCTGGAACTGGAGCTTCTAAAACAATTACTGTACCGGGCGGTGGTGGTTCTTTAGAGTTTGTAGATAAATTAGAAACTTCTACTGCCGTTACTTCTTTAAGTAAAACAGGTCTGGAATATGACAAATTTTACAGAATATCGATTCCAGAGATTACATACAGTGCTTCAACATATCTTGATATAGCACCAATAGTTGATAATAATACCACACCAGCTAATGCTAATGACTGTTCTTATGTTAATCATGTGGGAGTAACAAATAGAGCAAGTTCTGGTTATTCAGGTAGTCAAAGTTATTGGCGAATTAATATGCAAGGCTGGCAAAGTGGAGCTTATGGTGCTTATTTTGATGTTTATACATCTGACAAATGCTATATTATGGGTCATTATGTAGTTTTAAGCTCAGGTATTGTTCAATATCAACATGGGACTATATTCGGTACTAAAAGTCTACAAAGTAATACTGAAAATGATTCTAACCAAACTGGTTCATACGCAAAAGTTAATGGATTTAAGATATACAATGCTAATGGCTATAATATTAACAGTGGTCGAATTTTAATTCACAAATACAAGGAGAGCTAATGAATAAAATATTAAACGGTGTCTTAGTACCATTAACTACTGAAGAAATTGCAGAAGTAGAAGCTGCTCAAGCTGCTGCATCACAAATTACTGAAGCAGATTTGTGGGAAGAAAATCGCCTAAAAGAGTACCCAACAATTCCAGAGTGTATTCATGCAATTCTTGATGATGAATTAGATGCATTACAAGCAAAAAGAGCTGCTGTAAAAGCAAAATATCCTAAATCTTAAAATTAAATAAAATGTCAAAAATAAGAGTGCAGGAGATTGAGCATACAGCAAGCTCAAACACAAACCCTGCGATAGCACTTAATGCTAATAATAATGTTACTTTTGATGCTGGAGTAACAGCTACATCTTTTACAGGGGATGGAGCAAACATAACAAATGTACCAGCACCAAGTACCTTTAATGCTGCAAATTTAACAGGTACTTTACCAGCTATAAATGGATCAGCTTTAACTTCTTTAACATCAGCTAACTTAACTGGAGCTTTACCAGCAGTTAGCGGAGCTAATCTTACTAACTTAACATCAGCAAACTTAACTGGAGCTTTACCAGCTATTGATGGTTCATCATTAACAGGTGTAGCAGACGCAACCAAATTACCACTAGCAGGTGGTACATTAACTGGCTCAGTTACTTTTGAAGATGCAATAAATGAAAATGTTTACACCATTACAGATGGAGCAAGTGTTGATTTAGATCCTGACAATGGAATGATTCAGCAATGGACATTAGGAGCTAATAGAACAGCAACAGAAAGTTTGTCTACTGGACAATCAGTGATGTTAATGGTTTCAGCTGGAAGTTATACCTTAACTTTCCCAACAATAACTTGGGTTGGTGGTTCAGCACCTACTCTAGCTACAAGTGGTTATACAGTTATAGAACTATGGAAAACAGCTAGTACTTTATACGGTGCAACAGTTGGAGATGTTGCATAATGAGACCGCATAATTTACGAGCTGCTGCTGGTAACTCAGGTGGTATTGTTAAAACTAATATGAGGTACTACGATTGGGGAGATAGTAATTCTTGGAATTCTAGTGGTACACACCCAAATTATATGTGGGCTTTGAATCCTGACGGATCAATAAAAGATGGTACTCAGAATGTCAATGGACAATGGTGGATGAATATGAGTCAAACTTATACCTATAGCTCATCATATGGTGGTTATCTAGAATTAAGACAATACCCGATTGGTGGTAATATGTATAACCCTAATATGGGTAGACGAAGTCGTCTGGATTATGAAATGCAAAATATTGGAACTGATCCTTTTGCACTTGAGTTTATTCATTCAGTTTACTTACCTCCATCTTCAGTAAGTACTGCTCCACTGGATTTGTGGCAAGGACAATCAAGTTTTTATACATTTACTCCTTCATTTGTGTGGCATAATTATTATGTATCACTAGGATATTTCAAAACAAATATTGGCGGTATTGATAGATGGGTATTAGGTGAATACGGATTATCTGGTTCTGGAAATGCAACAAGTGGTAATCTAGCTAATTATAACTATCTTGCACTCGAAAGTACTCCTCAAGAATTTTATCAAACTTATTGGAATGTTTGGGAACATATTGTAGTTACAAGAGAAAATACAGGTACAAATGGTATGAAATTTTATAGAAATGGCAGTCTGTTAGGTCAAAAAACAAATAGTATTGATTATTCGTTTAATCCATCAGGTTTAAGTGGTGGATGGAGTAGACAAATGTATAAACTGCAAGCCGATATAGGTCTTCACAGAGTTTATAATGGCACTGCTTTAACTGCATCAGATGTAGCAACTCACTATGCAATTGCAAAAACAAGATTCACCAACTTACCCTAATTAATATTATGAAATTATGAATTACGCAATTATTAATGGTACTAATGTTACAGACACTGGTACACTACAAAAATTATTTCCAACTACATGCTTTTCTAGTGCTAGTGCTAATGCAGATTTTTTAACTGAAAATAATGTAGTAGAATTTGTACAAACTCTTGATTATACAACACCAACACAAAAATTAACTACTGTAAGTCCTTATTATGTACAAGGTGAAAATAAGGCTTATAACGTAAGAGTTGACAGTACAACTTCAGATGAACAGGCTTATATTACAAACTTAGAATGGAGTAATGTAAGATCAATAAGAAATTCTATACTTGAAAAAACAGACTGGAGAGCATCTACTGATCGTACATTATCTGATGCTTGGAGGGATTATCGTCAAGCACTTAGGGACGTACCTTCTCAACCCGATCCTTTTAACATTACTTGGCCTACAGAACCTAGCTAACTTCTAAACTTATGGAACTACCAGTTCTATATTTACCAGATGCTTACGATTTCCCAAACTTTGAGTTTGAATTACCTAAAGGAGAAATACCACAGTACACTCCTTTAGTAGTTCCACCTAATGATTTAAGAGCTCCAAAAGGAGTTAAATCTCAAACCATAAATAATTCTGAACAGGAAGTTAATACCAATCAAACGGCTGGTATAAAGCAGGTAGATATACCCATTATTAATGTTCAAATGCCTGTACCTGAAAGTGAAATATTAATTACGGCTGGAACTACAGCAGTAATTTCTGTAGCTGCCACTCTTACTGCTACCGCAGTTTTTAAATGGTTAGTTACAGCTATGAAACCAATATTAAAAACAACATGGAAGAAGATAAGACAACCAAAACCAAAGGTTTCTTAGGTAAAGTAAAAGATATAGCTGAAGATAAAGAACATCAGATAGAGTTTCTTGGAACAGTAGTCAGACTAGGCGTTGTTGTCTGGTCTGGTTTTATCATTACGATGAACTACGTTGATATTCCAATGGTAAAGAAATCTGGTAACTCAGATATCACTTTTGTGGCCAGCGTATTTACAGGAGCACTCGCCACATTTGGCTTGACGACTGGAAAAAACGGGTCTAACAAAACCCCAACAAATTGCCCAATGGCAAAACCAACAACAACAACTAAACCAAAACAATGAAGAAATGGATTCTTCTCTTAGCTCTGCTTGCACCCGCAGTCGCAAGAGCAAACACAATAACCCCCAACTTTACTCAGGGAAGTATGAACAGTACGACAACAACTACCCAAACAGTAAAAGAAGTCAAAAAGACACAAACCTTTGGATCAGCAGTAAAAAGTTGGTCTGGAAGCAATGTCGAACCTTCTTCAAATATTACAGCAGCAGATACAACATTTTCCGTCAAAGACGTAACCAAACCTTGGAATATGGAAGTAGTAACAAGAGCTGCTGGGTTAGTAGAACAGATAGACGCAACAACAGATTGGACTATAAATACTACTACTACATCCTTATCAGTCTTCTCACAATAAGTCCTGTTTTAGCAACTGATCCAGAAGTTACAAATCACTCCAACCCTGTTGCTGCTGCAACGGGAAAT